GATATTTATGGACCACATTACAAGGGAGGAAGAATAAGACGACCGACCGAAGAAGAAGAGTCTGGAGCAGGAACTTTTGAAGACGATAAGAGACACGTAAGAAAAGAAAGACGTGCCAACCGTCAAGGAATAGAATTGACGAATGTAGCACCAGATGTGTTGTTGCGACAAGCAATATATGCATCGAAGAAGCGAACTTATCGAGCACCAGACAACATAGCAGACAACCTTAGAGAGGAATCTCGCGTTGCATTTACGGATAAATTAAAACTCGAAAAACAGGCCTTTCAACCCACAAAGTTGTTAGGAGGAGTTTATAAATTTTTCGTAGATGGACGTTATGCTTGTACTGCCACTCATGTAGGATCAAAATTGATAGTTGTATTACATGTGTTAAGTGAAGATCCAAATGTAACTTACACAGCAACAAATCACCTACAAACTATCCAGTTCAAAGGATCACAAGCAAAACTATTGAACAAAGAACTAGGATATTTCCCGATGTCAGGACACAAAGCTATATTTAGAGTGTCAGATATACGGGCGTTGAAAACAGCGAATATTGTATCATTAATAGGATACGGTCCAGGAGTAGAGGATGATCCAGATCTCCGACTCGGGTTTGCTTCACCATTAGGTTGGTGTGATGCTAAATCAGAGAACGGGGATTGTTCAGGCCCAGTTTTGGATATAGATGGAAAAATTGTAGGATTCTGGACCCATGGAGATGGGAAAGGTTTCGGAAGATTTGAACCAGTGGATGATGAAATGCGAACACGCTTGGGCCAAGAAAAACCAACTCACGTCGGTTTAAATTTTCGGTCCAGCCCTCTCTCCCCTCAGAATTAATGGAGATACCGTTCTATGAACGGTACCCTCCGGAGTTCACTATGAAGGGGGGGGCAAATATGTTCACAGAAAGAGCGTATTTATCTGAGCAACACAAGAAATACTTGTCACCAATGTATTTCCGTGTGTTAGGGAGTGTTAGAAAATTTCCGAGATATAAGAACAAAAGATCAATGGATCCACACGTAAAATGTTTTATGGATGAAAAAGGTGTAGCTATGCCAGAAGGATGGGGTTTACCCACTCCAAATGGGGAAGCAGCATTTAAATCCATGTCAAAATATGGGAAACCAGTATTGGCAATGAAAACAGAAGACGTGAGGAAAATGAACAGGGCATGGCAAATGACGCTCCGTCATTTCCACTTATATATGGGAAATTCGCGAATATTATCACAAGAAGAAGCTGAAAATAAGCTAGATAAGAGTACATCATCAGGAGTTGTTTTTAACACTGATTACCCAACAAAACAGGATTTGTTTGACAAACACGAAGGAATACGTGAATGGTTGGAAGAAGACTGGGTTGCGATGGAATCAGATCCAGATTGGACGTGTATATTCTCAAGTGCTTTGAAAGAAGAGGTACGACCAGAAGAGAAAATATTGGAAAATTCAATACGTTCATTTATGGTAGGAGGAGTGGATGCAGTAGTGCACGGAACACGACTATTTGTTGATCAAAATGAAAAGATGTACGCATCACATTTGAAAACAGCGTCAGCGGTTGGATTATCACCTTATGAAGGAGGTTGGAACAAATTGTATCAAAAGTTGAACATCTTCAAAGATGGATTTGCATTGGACGAAAGTCAATATGACTCATCATTAAGGAATTTCTTAATGTGGGCATGTGCCTGGTTGAGGTACGAATGCTATGCAGCAGAAGACCAAACACCAGAAACGCGAAAGCGAGTGCAAAATTATTATAAGAACTTAGTAAATACAGTGGTTATGACACCAGAAGGAATATTAGTTATGAAACAAACGGGAAATCCATCGGGATCAGTTAACACTATCACGGACAACACACTAATATTGTATGCCTTGTTAGCATATGCTTGGATAAAAACAGCGCCAGAAAAATATCAAACTTTGGAAAGCTTTGAGATGCACACATCAAAAGCTTTAGTAGGGGATGATAACACATGGACAGTTTCGTCAGAAGCAATAGCATGGTTTAATGCAAGATCAGTGATAGAAGTGTGGAAAGAAATAGGAGTAACAACAACAACAGATTCACTAGAACCGAGACCTGCAAAGGAATTGGATTTCTTATCCGCACACACTGTCTTTTTGGGAAATACAGCAGTTCCAATATATTCACGGAACAAAATGATGACCTCATTATTATACTCAACAAGAGAGGATAGAACCCCAGCCACGACACTCGAAAGAGTGGGAGGTATGTTGAGTATAGGATGGGTGGATTTTCAGTTTCGAGATTTTTGTAGACAACTGATTTCATGGTTATTACTGAAATATGATGACACAATGAAGGAGGACCCAAGGTGGATAACAGCGAAAACGCAAATACAAACAGATACAACATATCGAGATCATTTTCTAGGGTCAAAAGTGTTGAAACCGCAAGGGATTTTGTTAGGAGCGCGTGTAAAGTTGATACAGCCTAATAAAAGACCAATGAGTGGCCTTAAGAAAAAGAACGGGACGAAACCCGGAAAGAAAACAACAAAAACCTCGTGCGTGTGTTGCAAGCCCACGAGTCGACCAAGAGTCGCCCCTATTGCAGCAAAGAAGAAGAAACCAGTGTATGGACCGGCAAAACCTACCAGGAAGCAGAGAAGAATGGCTTTACAGCCCAATCTGCGACCAGGAATAACAGGAACGGGGGGATACTATGATGCTTCTGGGAATTACAAGAGAGGATTTGCTCCGAACTATGGTTCTCAGTTAGGATCAATACTGGGAAATGGAGTTCAATCATTAGGAGAAGTAATGGGTTTTGGAGATTACGAAGTAAAATCAAATTCATTGTCACCACTTTTAATGGGAAACGGACCACCAGCCATAGTTAATCTTGGAAAAGGAGAAGCAACTGTGGTCTCACACAGAGAATATATAGGAGATTTGATAACAGGACCTCTAGATGGTTCAGGAGGTTCAGCTTTCACACTGTTAGAGTATAACATTAATCCAGGAACAACAACCTTGTTCCCATGGTTGTCAGAAATGGCAACTTTGTTTCAATTTTATGAAATGAATGGAATGATACTAGAACTGAAGACCGCAGCATCAAATTACGCAGCAAACATGGCGTTAGGAACAATGTTCATAGCAACGAACTATAATTCACTAGACAATGCACCAGTCAATAAGATAGAATTGTTGAATATGGAATTCTCAACATCTTCAAAACCTAGTGAGTCACAGATGCACTTGGTGGAGTGTGCCCGTCAGTACACAGTACAAGACAAGCTCTACATAACATCAGATTCGAACTACAAAGGAGGAGATCCACGGTTGTACAACTTAGGAACATCCTTTATTGGTTCCTATGGGTGTCCAGTTGCAGAAACACATATTGCAGAAATATGGTGTTCGTATGAAGTCTCTTTGTATAGACCAATCCCAGCAGTAGCAAATAATGAATCATTAGACGCAATCTATACATCAGGATCATTTGGAGGAGCATTTCCATTTGGAGGAGCGAACGGAGACTATTCTTTAGTTCCTGGTTCAGCAACAGTGTACACAGTGGATACAACAACATTGGCAAATCACTTGTACATTGACTTTCCAAACCGACAAGCAGCTTACAAAATAACATTCACAGGATCGGTAAACTCAGCCAACAGTTCAGGAATAACATGGGCGTCATCATCATCTTCCATGGTGAATTGCAGACTACTGTCAACATTTCAAAACACTTCAGGTGTATTAAATGTGGCAATGGTGCGCACGACATCAGCACTCACAGGGAGTTCATTGGTGTGGGAGTTATTGGTGGCAGTTGACCAAGTTCAACCAGCAGGAACAGAGGTGAAAGCGGATTTGACAGCAGTCTTCGCTCAAGGAACATATGTGACATCTAACTGTACACTCCAAATAGTAGAGTTAGAGTATTCCTTTTGGGCAAGTGTTTAAGAGACATGAACTAGGGGTTTCGAAATGCAGAAGCAAAACTGCTACCCCGTAATAACGAATGAAAGTGCAACCAGGTTTTCAAGAAATGCAGAAACAAAACTGCTACCTGTTGAAATGAAAGTGTCATGGTGTGGATCACTCTGTTATCAGTACAGTAAAAGCTGACGGTTCCTAAAGTTTTGTTCAAAACAAACACCGAAAAAGGATGAAAATTGCGTTTGACAACGTTAAAGTTACTTGCCAAAGTATAAATGGTGCTTGGAAAAGATTCCCAGGAGGCGACTACTGTAATTGTTGCGGTGAGGGCGTATACCAAAGTTACCCGTGGTTAATTCGAGCAAGTGCACGAAGAGGACTGCTTCTAGCAGGCACCCACGGGCATGATTGTTCTACTTTCTCACCACACAGAAAAGAGG